AAGTAAATTCTATAAGGAACCTCCTGTTAAATTAGTAATGACTGTACATGATCAGATAGATACAATATGTAGAAATGATTATCTAGATATATGGACAGCCAGTATGAAAAGATTAATGGAAGAAGCTGCTAATGAAGTAGTAACAAATGGCTTATTAAAAGCTGAAGTAACAGTAAATAATTGTTGGACTAAATAATAATATAAATAGAGAGAGTTTAGAAGGCTGCGTGCACGGGAACTACATAATGCCAAATACCCAGGTAGGCCTTGGCTCTCTCTCTATTTTTTAAAACAAATAATATGGATAAAAAATCAATAAAAGCATTTGTACAAGAATGTATAGATGTACAAGACTGGGAAGCTAAACAAAAAGCTAATCATATAGAAATGAATGAATGGTTTAAATATAGTGGAGAAGTTGAAGAAGAAAAACCTATATATGAGTTTAAATCCTATAAATCTAATAAATTTCTCTATAAAGAAAATAAAAGATGTAATACATTAAATGAAATACGAATTAAAAAATATAAAGATGAAAACAATCGAGATTCTTGATATGGATAAAGTAAAAGATAAAGAACAAAGAATAGCTCTTAATAATTGGGCATCTAATAATTTTATTGGGAGTATTATAGCTGGAACAGGTTTTGGTAAATCAAGATGTGGTGTATTAGCAATAGAACATGCACTTAAATATGGAGAGAAAGCTTTAGTGTTAGTTCCCACTATACAATTACAAGATCAATTTCGTGAAGAATTTGAGAAATGGAATGTAGAACATCTTTTAGACAATGTTGATATTCTTTGTTATCAGAGTGCTTATAAATTACAAAATGAGCATTATAATATAGTAGTATGTGATGAAATACATTTAGGATTAAGTAAAGAATATAAAAAATTCTTTGATAATAATAAATATGATAAACTATTATGTATGACAGCTACTGTTCCTGAAGAGAAAGAGTATGCAGAATACTTAAATATATTAGCACCTACAATATATAGAATAACTCTTGATCAATGTGTTAAATTAGGACTTGTTAGTCCTTATAAAATACAATGTATACCTGTAGAATTAACAGAAGATGAAAGAGCTATGTATAAAGCTATTAATAATCAGTTTGTTAGATCTAAATATATACTAGGACAATTTGATGCTTTTGATAGAGCTAAAGCTATTATGAAGAATATAAATGCACATCCAGAAGATAAGAAAGCAGCTGCACAATTTTATCAAGCTATTAGAGAAAGAAAAGCTATTATAGATTTTGCTGAAAATAAAATATCAAAATTTAAATCACTAGTAATGAGCAATTTAGATAAGAAAATTCTTGCTTTTAGTGGTGCTAATGCCTTTACAGATCAACTAGCATCTTCAGTGTCTCCATTAGCTATGTCTTATCACTCAGGTAAAACAAGGAAACAAAGAGGATTAATTTTAGATGCCTTTAAAAATGATACAATTAAAGTATTATGTTCAACTAAAGCCTTAAATCAAGGTTTAGATGTACCTGATGCTAATATGGGTATTATATGTGGTATTACTAGTAAGTCTCTCCCTATGATACAAAGAGTAGGACGACTAGTTAGATTTCAAGAAGGTAAAACTGGTGAGATCATAATACTATACGTTAAAGACAGCCAAGAAGAGAAATGGTTAAAGAATTCTACAAAGAATTTGGATAACGTAAATTGGATGTAAAAAATAATTAAATAAAAGTTTTATAATATGAAAAAGATTTGTATATTTGTACCCATGTTCCGTTTAACTATAAAAGAATTTTTGATATGAAAGTAAATATAGATTTTGAAATACTAACTCAAACACAGATGAGTGCTGATGATTTCACATATTTATTTATCATCTATCGAAAAGGATTTAACTATTTAAACAATCTTAATTTAAAGCCAAATTTAGAAGAATTACAGAAAAAAGGATACATAAAGATCGGTGAAACTGTTGATACTCATGTAATTAGACAGGAATTCATCGATCTTTTTGTTTCTAATTTTGACTCAATGTTTGCAGAATTAGTGAGTACCTATCCTATGAAAGTAAACTCTTCTTCACGTGGTATAAGAATATTGCATGCTAAAGATCCAGATGCTATGGCTAATAAAAAGGCTAGGAATAGGTATAAAAAGATTGTAGATAATAAACTATATAAACATAAATATATAATGAAATGTCTAGATAAACAATTAGCAATTGAAAGAAATAATCTTGAATACTTACAAAACTTAGAAACCTGGATTAATAACCATACTTGGGAAAAGTATGAAAACTTAGATGAAAATGCAATACAAAAAGACCCCCTTAAACCAAGAATCACAAGATCCTTATAAAAAAAGAGGATTTAAAAGCATACATCAATCAGTTACAACTTCGATAAATGAAGTTAGAACTGCGATGTTAGGCAATAGACCAGTCTTTCCAACTAAATGGAAAAGATTGAATAGAAATTTATTAGGTGGATTACAACCTGGTAAAATGTACGTAATTGCTGGTAGACCTGGTGTAGGTAAATCAGCATTTAGTAATCAAATGATATTTGACTTATTAGATAATGAACTTAAAGAAAAAGTTATAGTATTGTACTGGAGTTTTGAAATGCCAGGACATCAACAAATATTAAGAGCTGGTTCAAAAGACATTAAAAAACAAGTATTAGAATTATTATCAGTAGATGGAAAATTAAGTGAAGATGATTATGAATTATATAAAGAGAAAGTCTCTAAATATACAAAATATCCTATTCATTTTAATAATATTCCTAGAACTATAGAATATATTAAAGAAACTAATATAGATATAACTAATAGTGATCCTAATGTTAGGATTATAAATATCTTTGACCATTCACGACTTGTTGTAGGTAAAGCAGACTCAGAGTTACAGAGATTAAATGAATTATCTAAAGGATGTATGTGGATGCAAGCTAAAATGGGAGTTATAAATGTACTTCTATCTCAGCTTAATCGAAATATAGAACAAGAGCACAGAGCTAAAGCTCAATATCAACCACTGTTAACAGATTTATTTGGTGGTGATAGTATAGGACAAGATGCACACGTTGTTATGATGTTGCAGCGTCCTTATGATCTATATGGAATAACAGAGACATACTGTAATGAAGACCCAATAGGATTATTAGCTGTTCATGTAGAAAAGAATAGAGATGGTTTACTTGGAATGATTCCTTTTGAAGCAGAAATGGCTACATTTACTATTAATGAAAGAAAATAAAAATATGAAAGAAAAAGCAATACAAATAATTAAAAATTTAACTGAAACTATTGATAGAATGCAAGATAAAAAAGATGCTATCACATTAGCTAGAGAAGATATGTTTTCTATTCCTACTGCATCACAGTATAAATTAAAGAAAAAAAGAGAACATTTAATAACTAAATATAATTTAAAAGAAAAAGAATGGAAATAATAACACACTTTATAGTATATTTTATGGGAATACTAACGGGAATGTATTTCGTAACTCAAATAGAAAAAGATATTAAAAAAAGAACAAAGAAATGACAGTATATATAATAATAATAATAATGACAATCTTTACTATTTGGAATATTATTTATACATATAATGTAAAGAAATATAAAAATAAAATAATAACTAATTTAGATAACTATGAAAAAAAGAAAGCTGAACAGCAAAAATCCAAAGTATAATACTGAAGAAAAAGAATTAGTAATAATTAAAAAGATACCACTTACAGGTAAAGCTAAAGGAAATTTAATATGGTACGAAAATAAAAAATAAAATATGGAATTACCAACAACAAAGGTAAAGGCTAGCCGTAAATCGCCTAAGAATATGATAATATATGGGGCTCCTAAAATAGGTAAAACTACAGTATTATCACAGTTAGATGACTGTTTAATAATTGATTTAGAAGATGGTTCAGATATGGTTGATGCTTTAAAAGTAAAAGCTCATAATCTAAAGGATCTACAAGAAATTGGAACAGAGATCATGAAACAAGGAAGACCTTATAAATATATAGCTATTGACACTATATCTAAATTAGAAGAATGGTGTGAAGGATATGCTAAGCAAATTTATATGAAAACTCCTATGGGTAAAAACTTTGAGCAAAAGAATCCTGGTGCTTCAGTATTATCATTACCAAATGGTGGAGGCTATTTATATTTAAGAATGGCGTATAAAGAATGGATGGATAAACTAAATAAATTAGCAGATCATGTAATCTTAGTTGGACATTTAAAAGATAAAATGCTTGAAAAAAAAGGTAAAGAGGTTGCTGTTAAGGATCTTGATTTAACTGGTAAAATTAAACAAATAACTTGTGCTAATTCTGATGCTGTTGGTTATATATATAGAGAAGGTGAAGGAGTAACTATGATTTCATTTGACTCTATGGAAGATGTAACTGCAGGATCTAGATGTCATCACTTAAAGGGTAAGGCCATGCCTTTAGAATGGTCAAAAATATTTATAGATTAATTAAACAAAAAAAAATGATTAAATTAAAACAAAAAGTAACACCAGGGAAAACCCCTGCAGAGATTACTGTTTCTATGATCGACCAAGATCTTAAAGACGGAGTAACTAAGCCAGAAATGGTAATTAAATATGGTATAAAAGCATGGGAAGTAGATGAGATATTTAAACATGAGCTTCTTAAAGGTAGAAGACCAACTAGAAAAAGAATTTTATCTTTTAGTTTTGTAGATGATACTATAGCTGAAGAAAACAGAGCTTTATTGAATACTGAACCAGAAGTAGATCCTAATCAAGTAACTATAGAACAAGCTATAAAAGAGTCTACAAAAGAA